TGTGGCAACGGTAGAGTCAATGGCAAAACTAACGTCATTACCTGAACCAGTTGTGTCAATACCAGTACCACCAGTAAACGTCATGGTCTCAGTGTCTAGGTCAATGCTTAATGCACCACCAGAGTCTGCTTGAAAGTCTAGGTCTTGAGCTTGGAGTTCTGTGGTTACAGCGTCAACGTAAGCTTTTACGGACTGCTGTGTAGGAACTAGGTTAGCACTGTTGGACGACATATCGTCTTCATCAACGAATGCAGTAATGCTAATAGTCCCATCGGAAATAGTTTCGTAGGTCAACGTGCCTGTAAAGGTCGGACCTGCAATATCTGCTTTGGTTGCGATAGCAGTAGAGATCGCGTCAAACTCTGTTTCAAACTCAGTTCCGCGAATAATCTTACCAGAGTCGCCTGTCGGTAATGAGTCTTTAGCCCCAAAGTCTGTAGTCTTAGTGTAGTTCGACATCGGAAAGTCCTATTGCAGAAAACGGAGGGAAAGGAAAAAGGGGCCATTGCTGACCCCTTTTGTCGTTCTTATGCAGAAGGAACTGCGAGAACGAAACCAGCTTCAGGACGGTAAACCTGGACACCGTACAGCGTGTCAGCTGTGTACAGAGTCGAGAGGTATTCCTGCTTGTACTGAGTCTGTGAACGTACGGCCATTTGCTCTGCCATGACAATTGCGTCTTTGTGGAAGAGAAGAGCAGCACGTGTATCAACGGTTCCTGCAGTGTTGTCAGCCGCAGCTTCGATAGTTGCACAGTTAGAAGACACGTAGATGTCTACACCGTACAGGTTACCGATGAGGCCGCTGTTAACTGACTGACCACTTACGAAGTCAGAAGACACGTAACGGTCAATGCCCATGATGGCATTACGAGTTGCAGGTGGGATGATAAGGCAACGGTCTTCCATAGGAACGTCGTTGTCGTCCATCTTCTGAATCATGTCACGGAAGAACGCATCAGTAAAGTCGTCACCAGAAACAAGAGTGTCGTCAGTGTACTGAGTAGTTGTGCCGTTGTCATTGAAGAAACAACCAGTGTGCTGGTAGTCAGTAGGAGCTACTGAACCAGAGTACACGATTGAACCACCGTTACCAAAGCCAGTACCTGCTGAGTGCAAGTCAGTGTCTACCTTAAGAGCAAGCTGGTAGCCAGCATCTTCAGTGTAGAACTGACGGAGGCTGTTGAGAGCCTGTACTTCGACGATGTCTTCGATAAGACGTGAGTACTCGAAGTGACGGTCAACAGCAATCTGCAGTTCTGACTCTAGGTTTGCTTGGATTGTTACCGCAGTAGCTTCAGCTTTTGCAGAAGCAGATCCACGTGTTGGCTTAGGAATGTGAATTACGTCACCTTTCTTACCAGACATTTGGATACGCTTTACAAGAGGTGCAAGCTTGAGGTTCTTTTGGTATGCTGCAATTACTTCGTCACTCCAGATTTCTGGGATAAAAGTACCAGCAGCGGTTTTGTCAACTACAGCATTAGCTGTAAAATAAGTTCCAGAGGTTTCGCCAGCCATGATAAATCTCCTTGATAATTAGGCTACTTAACTCGACCCTCTGCGTATGCTTTGAATATCTCGTCTGACATAGACTGATATCGTTCAGGGTCGGTTCGCATGAGTTTAATTATGTCAGCCCGACGATAAGTCTTCTTACGAGATCGCTCTGCTGTTCCTCTAGCAGTACCGGTAGTTGCAGCTTTGAGAGATTGTTTACGTGCTGTTCGTTCTACACTGGCTGTCTGCTTAACCATTTGGTTACGCTCTTTCCAAAGACTAAACAACTCGTTAGCAGCGTCATAGTCATATTCCTGGTCTGCTGCTACAAACATCTGAGTCCTATATTTAGAAGCTTTGATCCACTCAGCAAATTTAGCGTCACCTAGTATGTCTTGCATGTCAGGATGTTCTGACTGTAGTTGTGCAAGTGCGGTTTGCTTTTTGTACTGAGCAGTGTATTCCTGCGCTTCTCTAATTTTAGGATGATTCTCAATAGCTTTACTAACGGCTGATTTAGGATCAGTAAAGAAATCAATGTCGTCATCATCGTCAACGGGCTGTTGAACAGGTGTTTGTTTCTTTTCTTCGAGTTGTGTATGAATGAAGTCGTCTACGACCTTACGTAACTCACCAACTTCGGAAGACTGACGACCAAGCATCTTTTCAGCTTCTTGGTGCATCTGTACAATCTCTTGTACTGACTTACCTTGGTACTTCTCTGGTAAGTCATCTTCTTGAGGTTTGGCTTTCGGTTCAGGTTTTTCTTGAGTTGGCTCATCAAATGATGTAGCTTCAAGATCAGTTGTTGTAGAGTCGTCTTCAATACGCTCGTCTATAATTGTCGCTCTTGACATATTAAACTACTCCGCCTTTTATTATGGTTATGGAGATAAATGTAAAAGGGTTAGCCGTTAGGCGTCCTTCTTTTTATTGCGTCCGGCTTTTTCATGTTCCCTAACCCATTTCATGTGCTGACCTGGAAAGTCTCCAGAAGCACCGTCAAGGTGGAAAGATGGGGCAGACACTAATCGCTTAGCATTAGCGCCACAACCACACCTACTAGTTGTGACGTTAGGCTGTACGAATTCTTCAAAGACATGTCCGTTAGTGCAACGGAAGTCATAGACCTTAAACATCTAAAGGTTCTTCGTCTTCTGCTTCTGCTTGCTCTCTAGCAGCAGTAATAGTGTTTTGTAAATTTATAATAGTCGCAAAGGCAGCTACTTGTCCTTTACGATAATGTAAATCTTCTATGTCTTTTACTGTTTGAATATCAGCAAGCTGAGTAGCATTAGTAGAGAGTTCTTGTACGAGTTGTTTGAAACCTTCGTGGTTGAAGAGTTCGTTATAATTATTAAAATAAGTTTCAAGCTCGGGAGTCATAGTTTCCTCTAATGTTTAACTATAGTAATAGTATAGCATATTTTTATTCATTTGTCAAGTCTTTTTTTAGACTTTCTTGCATTGCTTTTTGACGATCACAAGCATGGCAGTCACCACACACAATAAAACCATCAAGAGCATCTGTAGGATGTCTACAGGACCAGTACATCTCACGTAACTCTTCAGGCATACTTAAGTAGATACCTTTGCTACGTTCTACAGAGTTGTACGTCATGTGTTCAAAAGGTGCTAACCAAATAGGCTTAACACGACGTGTAGTGCAGAGTGCGTTTAGCACACCTTGTGCTTCAGCACCTTCGTCCCTAAAGATGTTGTAGTCACCTGTATAAACAATGTTAAATGTTTTACCTAAACCAGAAGCAACCCTCATAGCTTGGAATAGTGCAAGCACCATGTCCTTACCACCTGGATATTTAGCTTTCCAAGAGTACACTGAGGAAGAAAACTCAAAGGGTCTTTGGTTTTTTCTCATGTAGTTGATCGTGTTCTCTATGGCTTTTGCTTCTGCTTTAACACGGCCTTCAGAGTTATCAATATGTATTGAGTGTACGTGTATGTCTTGTTCTGTGTGTTCCAAAAGGTTCCATAGTAATGACACACTGTCCATACCACCTGAGTACATTACTATGGCTGTTTCTTTGTCGTTCCCCTTGAAGTAGTTTTTGTTTAAACATATATCTAAAGCTTGCTTTACTTTAGTTTCGTAACTCACATAGGCTCCTATGCTTTTTTAGTAGGCTTCTTAGCTGTTTTAGCTGCTTGTTTAAACGCTTTTGCTGTGGGCGCACCTTTAGTTCCTGGTTTACGCATACGTTCGCCAGAACCTTGTGCAATACGATTACGTTTAGCACGTATGTTTGCGTAAAGACCTCTCTTAGGCATTATTTACCTCTCCTGCTTCCTGTACCTCTACTACGTGTTACAGGCATAGCCTTCTTTTTCTTTTTAGGTGGTCGTCCTACTTTACTTCCGTATGTTCCGGGTCCCATTGGCATGTCTAACTCCTTACTTGATAGTAGTCTTCAATTGTACACCGGACCTGTCGCCCTTGGTGTTTCATATATATCGGTGCGCCTACTCTAAGCCATCGTAGTGTTACTTGAGTTACGTCTTCAGATATGTTGCAGCTTGGTATAACTACGTACTGCTGATCTGCTTTTTCTATGAGAATCTTAGTGTCTGCTGATGCCTGTAACGACAGCAGCATTACTGCTACTAATAGTTTTCGCATTGTGTTCTCCTAACGTCATCACGACGTGCTTTAGCCTCACGGCTGTTTTACCACTTTTTACAAGACCAGTACCTCGCCGTGAGTTTGCTGGGTGGGTTTGTGTCACACTTGTGACGCGCTCTGAACGACTTACGTCGCTTAGGTTGGTCTTTCTTAATAGTCATCTTGGCGTCACCAAAACGTATGGTCTTAGTTTTGTCGCCTTCTTTAGCTACTACTACAAACTTCTTAGTCGGATGATTAGGCGTCCGCTTTGGTTTGTTGTACCCGCTTACCCCTGCTCGTGCTAGTTTTGGGTCCTTTGACTTGGGCATTACTCAATTCCTCCACTTTGCGTTCCAGCTGGTCCAACCGGGCGAACTGGTCGCTGAACTTGTTGTTGATCTGGTCTAGCAGGAGTTGCATTTCTTTCTGGGTTATTAACATTCGTTTTGCCTTCTATTGCTTTGTTTTTAAGAAGAGTGTCTGCAACGCGCATACGTCGCTCAAACTCTTTGTCTTCTTGGTCACCTTCTTTGAGGTTTCGAGTAACAGCGTTAATACGATCAATTTCAAGCTCTACTGGGACAGCTTGTGCTTCTGCTGCTAGTTTAGTGGCTCTAGCGGACGACTCTTGTGCCTGAGCAGACAAGGCTGCAGTTTGTGACTGCTGGAACTCAAGCTGTGCTTGTTGTGCTGCCATAGCCATTTGTTGTGCTTGTGGGTTAGGCTGCATAGCTTTTGACATTGCTGCAAGAAGCTCTTCACGGTTAGACAGGTTCATGTTGTCAATAATGCTTTGGATCAAAGTGTTGTACAACGGTGACTGTCGGTCCATGGTCTGCAACAACTGTACAAGCTGAGTAACTTCGTATTCCCTAGCGATAATACCAAGAGTACTGCTTGCGTTAAACTTGTAGTCAGCCACTGGATACGACTCTGGGTCAAACTGCATGTACCGATGTGCGGCCTTCTTAACAAACGGAATCAAGAACGACTGTTGGAAGTTAATCAATGTCCGTTTATGACGTTTAATAATAGCGCCAAGAGACATACTAATACCAGCGGCAGTAGCCTCGCCATTAACAGAGCCAGCGATTCCTGCTGAGTCAACGGCTCCTGTGGCTTGCTGTACCATCTGCTGCAATGCTCCTGCTTGAGCAAAAGTGATTTGATTAACTTGACCAAAGTTGAATGGTTGAAGAACTTCTTTAGGGTTTCCACTGGTTAGTATCATCTTTCCGGGGCGTACTTCGGGTTTAGCACCACGAGGTAGCCTAGTTGCGTCAATAGCCATCATTGGATGGATCGTAAGACTTAGAGCGTCGATTCTAGCTCGCAACTCTGTGTCCAAAGCTTTTTGAGAGTTGTAGCCTTTTTCGCAGACTCCACGACCCCAAAAACGTCCGGGTACTACGTCCCAAGGGAAAGCAACAACAGGACGGTCTTGCATCATGTAAGGGTTAGCTTCTGCTTTCAACAAGACACCGCCGTTAGCGACTACTACAACGGCTTCTACGTAACGTGAGCCAGACTCTTCCTCAGGTACTGCTTCTTCGTCGTCTTCGCTCATAGCGGCATTTAGAAGCTCTCGTGGCACTAAACCATAGTACTTAGTGAGTCGTACCTTGTCGTCGTTGTAAATTGTGATGTCTTGGTCAGGCTCAAGATCAGTGTCAGGAGCAGCAGGACCAACGTAAGTGTCTTTGTATACCCCTTGTTCCTGAAGCTGCTCTACGTGGTGTAGGCTTACAAACTCGTCTACAGCAACGCCTAAAGCGTCTTCTACGCAGGTGGCTACAGGGTCAATCAGGAAGTTCTGAGGTAGTACAGGTTTTAGCTTTACTTTTACTCGTTCTTGTATGTTAACACCGACGGCCTGTAAGTCACCGCCCATGATAGGCTGGGTAGCTGGTGACATTTCTTTCATTTCTTCAATAACAATCTCACCGATACCTGTGCCAAATACAGCAGCGTTAATCAAACATTCTGCTACTGCTTTACGCACCATGCAGTTTTCAAAGTCTTCCGTAAGCTTGTTACGCAAGAATAGTACGTCTTGTCTTTGGCTGTCACCAAAGTTGTCGCTTACGTCAAACCACTTACCACGACCAAACGTGGCTTCTTCTAGTTCTGCTACATTAGACTCAACTGCCTGTTGAAGTGCAGGAGAAATAATGCGGGAACGCTCAGACCGACGCTCACTGTCAGCAGGGTCCCATATACCACGCCATAGTCTATAATACTCTTCAAATCTATTCTCATAATTGCTTTCGTAATGATCCCTCCAGTCTTCGCATTTGTTCATGACCCAGTCTTCAAGGGCTTCTTGGATCATCAACGGATCTTGCTCGTAAAATTCTGCCATATTAGTATCCTGCTACCACGTCTAAAATTTCATGGTTTTCTATTTCGTAGTCGTAGTCGTACGCTACATTTGCCAGTTGGTCGATGTACGCCAAAGCGTCCACCAAGTCGTCATGGGTCAAAGGGTCAGGAAACTGGAAGAGTTGATCTAGGAATCTAGAGTTCCACTCTCCTTTGTTCAGCGTAATGTACCCATTTTCAAAGCGCCCCTGTAGCGCCCACATTACCCTGTCGGTCTTTTTCTTGTTACCGTGTGTCAACTCTTCTACTCTAAAGAATGTTCCGTACCGCTTCTGTAGATCCATCAGAGGTGACATGACGGCTTGTTTAGCAATACCTCTTTCGATTCCCACCGATACGGGACGGTAATCTCTAACGGCCTGAAATATCTTAGCTGCTGTTTCGTCAAGACTCCATCTACCGTGTATGATATTGTCAACATACCAACCATGCTCATTGACCTTAACCACGGCGATCGCTGTGTCGTCAAGCTTGGAATTCTTAGTCTTCTTTTTGTTGACTTCTTCAAAACCTGCCAAGTCAACGGCAATGTAGTAATCTCCTACTTCGGGTTTATCTTCACTAAACTGTACCCAGTCTTCCTTAAACATTTCTGACCCACGCGCTTCAAAAGACGCCATAAACTCTTGGCGAAACGCATAAGAAGACATAGACCTTTTTGCAATATCGATTTCAGACGGATCAAGAAGAGGATTGTCGTAAGAAGTAAAGTGCCATGCTTTGTACGTTTCATCATCGCCTAGCTCCGCATACTTATACAACTCATAAAAGTGGTTGCGACCCATAG